ATGTGCTAGATGACGTATATTCGCTTGCAAAGCGATATGTGCGAGATAATCGAATTATGATTATTATCACATCTATCCTAGGGGGTGTTTTGCCCATTCCAGGCAGAGTTGCCTTATCAGCACCTTTATTGGACGCTATAGCACCTCCAGACAAGCGTAAGAGGAGCGAATTTGGCATTATCGACTATTTGAGCACACACCATTATTACTGGTGGTCTCCACTCGAAAAAACGATAATATTGCCAATGGCGGCTTTAGGTATAACTTATGCTCAAATGCTAAGTTACACATTTGTCCCATTATGCATTTGTTTGGGATATACGTGGTGGTACATATTTACGAAAGTTGACCCAAGATCGGTGATTCCCGATATGAGCAATATTCGTGAATTTGACTGGCAAAGGGCATTACGAGGATGGGCACCGTTTATTGCAACATTGTGGTTTTTACTAACAGTTGGAAAAGCAGGTGCACCCTTCTTTTTCCCTTGGTTTGCTGCTATGGCATGTTATTACAGTATTCTCTGTAAAGACTGGAATTGGGGTAAGTACTTAGATGGCAAATTCGCTATTATTGCGACTGTTGTTCTTGCTCTAGGTGGTGTCGTAGGACTTATCAAAGAACCAGTTATGGCATACCTTAAGTCAGCAGATCCTAGCATGATTATACCTGTTTCTATCGTTGGAGCATTGGCAGCATGGGTAATGGGGTCTTCTGGTAAATATGCAGGTATGACAAGTGCTTTGGTACTTATATTTGGTGATAAATATCTCGTCTGGTTTTTAGCAACAGAATATTCTGGATACCTCTTATCACCAGCACACAAGTGTTTGATGATAGGTCAGCAATACTTCGGTACACCGATTCGGAAGTATTATAAGGTTCTAGGTAGTCTCTGTGGAATTTTAATCGGATATGCATTCTTAACAACTTTCGTAGCATGAACTTTACGGTATATTCCAAGGATGGGTGCCCATTTTGCACCAAGATAGTTGAAATATTATCATTACAAAAATTCAATTATGTAGAATACAAATTAGATCAACATTTTGACACACCCTCCTTTCAACAGGAGTTTGGTAGTGACGCAACTTTCCCTCAAGTTCTGATTAATGGACAAAAGATGGGTGGATGTACAGAAACTGTTAAATACCTCCGAGAACACAATATGGTCTAAATGGATAAAGAAGACGTATTAATCGAAATCATAGAAAAGGTTGTCGATGATGCAATGTTTGCCCATAAGCATACATTCAAAATGTACGACTACCTGATTCATAATAATCTAACGAAGAGAGATGTAGTAGATTTCCTTCAAACAGGAACTGCTAAAAATATACGAATAACATTAGAAGACCTCGATCTCTTGATAGAGGGTGGTCATTCTGATATTCGGGAAGCATACCCGAACTGGACAAGATCTGAAGCGAGAAAGATCAGAAAATACTTATACACAATACTTAGTGATGCTGAACAATACAAAGACCAAAAATCTCGGAGAGTACGCTCTAAATAGAGGTACAGAGATAATGTTGCCACGAAGGAGGAGGGTACCGCAACCAAGTTTGATTGATCGTACCTTTCGCCTACTAGATCGAAAGGTTCGTATTAGAATAGACATACGAAAGGAGGGATTCGATGGAAACTAGTGTAATACTGTTCTTTTCAGCAGTTGGAATGTTTATCACTCTAATATTGGGAGGTGTAATAGGATGGCAATACCACGAGGCCGTAACGACACATACATATAAGAGACAACTAGATAATTTACACCCTGAATTCCTAGATGGAAATGGGGCATATATCCAAGAACAACTTCTGTCTGTTCGTTTTGCCGATCCTGAGGATTTGGTTGACGAAGAAGACGAGGTATGATATAATACTACTACATAGTGATTTGAAATGACACCAAGAAAATTACCAAACGATGCACTGGTAACTGAAGTACTCCAGAAGGTATCTTCTGCCAAAACTAAGGCAGAGAAGATAGACCTTCTTCATGAGTATAATCAAGATGCTTTACGTGCGATCTTAATTATCAATTTCGATGAAACCTTAGAATTTCTTCTACCACCTGGTGAAGTACCATTTACACCAAATGATGCTCCTGCTGGCACTGAACATACTCGTTTAACACATGAGTATAGAGGTCTATACAGGTTCTTCAAAGGTGGAGATAGTTCCATCAAAGGTATGAAGAGAGAGCAACTTTTTGTTCAACTATTAGAAGGACTTCATGAGGATGAAGCGAATCTTTTAGTTTCTGCCTGTAATAAGGACATACAATCAAAGTATAGAATTACTAAAGCAGTAGTTGCTGAAGCATTCCCCAAAATTGAATGGGGTAATAGAGGATGATATGGGAGAGTAATGATGAGATAGCACAGGTAAAAGATAAGTACACTGTGACTGTCCTTCATACCGCATGTGATGCTTCTCTTGCACAAAGCAAGAAATTACCCACTAATGCATGTATAGTTCATTACTTAGACATGAAGAAGGGGGAAGAACATTATTCTGACCATTACGATATAGTAATAGGCAGTAAAGTAGACATTTTCGATTGTTACTATGACAAACTCGGATCAAAACATCTCAAAGCCATCGGATTCTGTGGGGGAACAGTTTCTCCAGGAAATTTCGATACCAAATCATATCTCGCAGGAAGCCAATAACCTTTTTAAGGCAAAGAGGGAGAATCCTAAGGATTTTCTTTTTGAGCAAGAGAAGGTAGATGCAACTGACGATATTGAAGACTTAGCAGACAATCTTTTTGATGCACTATATGATCACACAAATAAATAGTGATATAGAACTATTAGATCTTCTAAAGGAGAAAGAACGCACTGGGGAAACTCAGTCAATGCGTTCCTTTTTGGTCTTTTGGAATCAGTATCCAATAGGTTCTGAACAAGTGCTAAACGAATGGAGAGGGTTTAAACACCACCATGAAAGACAAGAAAGCCGCCAAACGGTTAATAAAACTCGCTAAGGAACACCCTGACTGGTATACCATAAAAGATGTATGGTATGCTAAAATGATTAAAAAGAACTTAAAGCATGAACGTAAAATTGATAAGCGTAACGCCCGACGCAGAAAAGACGATGGGATACGTGGCGAGAGTGAGCAATCCCAACAACCAGTCGAATCCAGCAGTAGCTGGTTTGCTAGGTTATTGCATAAAGCACGGTCATTGGTCCGTCTTTGAGCAAGCACATATGACTGTGGAGATAGAGACCACTAGAGGTCTTGCTGCACAGATACTGAGGCATAGATCATTTACATTCCAAGAGTTCTCTCAGAGATATGCTGATACTAATCTATTAGCAGAAGAGATCCCTATGTTTGATTTAAGGCATCAGGATACAAAGAATAGACAAAACAGTATAGATGATGTACCGAAGAACAAGAAGCAAGACCTTGAAGAGAAAATTGCAGAGCATTTCGTTGCGTCAATGGATCTCTACAATGAACTCCTCGCTTCGGGTATTGCGAAGGAATGTGCGAGATTTGTTCTCCCGTTAGCAACACCGACACGTATATACATGACTGGTAGTGTTCGGTCTTGGATCCACTATATAGATTTGAGGTCTGCACACGGTACACAGAAAGAACATATGGATGTTGTTGCTGCAATTCGTGGGATCTTTAAAGAACAGTTTCCTATCTGTACAAACGCTTTGAATTGGGAGTTCAAATAATGCCAAACTATGCTGTAAAAAATTACAAGACAGGTGAGGAACAAGAGTTCACCATGACTGTTGCTCAGTATGAGCAATGGAGATCCGACAATCCCGAATGGGAGAAGAACTGGCAAGTAGGCACTATGGCTGCTGTCAGTGAAGTAGGTGACTATCAGAATAAGCTTCCACAAGGATTCAAGGATCGCTTGAATAATGTGAAGAAGCACCATCCTTACGCTAAATTCGACAAAATTTAAGTATGCCTGTAAAAAGCAAGAAGCAACCAACTTTGGTTGGACTATCCACTAGACAAATGAGAAGAAAACCTATCCACTCTACCCATCTATTAGATATTAAGCCTCTTACACCATCACAAGAGAAAGTCTTTGATGCATGGAGTAAGCAGAAGAATATGTTCTTATTTGGGTGTGCTGGTACGGGTAAGTCTTTCATTACAATCTATCTTGCACTAAAGGACATTCTTGACGAAAAGACACCGTATGATAAACTATACATTGTTAGATCGTTAGTGCCTACCAGAGAGATTGGTTTCTTACCTGGTGATCACGAGGATAAAGCGAATCTCTACCAGATACCATATAAGAATATGGTAAGGTTCATGTTTGAGATGCCTGATGATCCATCTTTCGAGATGCTCTATGCTAACCTAAAAGCACAGGATACCATTTCATTCTGGTCTACATCATTCATTCGTGGAACTACTATAGATAATGCTATAGTCTTAGTGGATGAATCAGAGAACTTAAACTTCCACGAACTCGACTCCATCATTACACGTCTAGGAGTTAATAGTAAGATTGTATTTGCAGGTGACGCTGCACAAACTGACTTGACCAAAGCCCATGAGAAAACTGGTATCATGGACTTTAAAAAGATTATTGATGACATGGATGAATTCGAGAGTATCGAGTTTAGCATAGATGACATTGTTAGATCTGGTCTAGTCAAATCCTATTTGATTAGCAAGATGAACCTTGGAATTTAAACATTTAAACATACACGAGTTTCCTGACCTAAAGGCAACTACAACTAAGAAGGGTAGAACGTATCAAGTTGAAGGTGCGTCCTATCCTTCTGTTACTACTGTGATTGGGCATTCTAAAAAGAAGTCTATCATGGAGTGGAGAAAGAGAGTTGGAGAGGAGGAAGCAAATAAAATCAGCAAACGTGCTACTACTCGTGGTAACAAGTGTCATAAGCTTGCAGAATTATACTTACTGAATAAAGATATAAGCAAATATAAGGATGACCCACTATCCATGGGGTTATTCTACCAGATCAAACCATACCTAGATAGTATTAACAATATACATGCACTAGAAGCACCCTTACATTCTAAGTTGCTGAAGTTGGCAGGTCGAGTAGATTGTATAGCCGAGTATAATGGAGAACTTGCAATAATAGATTTCAAGACATCAACTAAGACTAAACGTGAAGAGTGGATACACGACTACTTTGCACAAGAGACAGCTTATGCTATAATGTTTCAAGAGCTAACAGGATTACAAGTTAAGAAGTTAGTTACCATTATTGCATGTGAGACAGGCTCACCACAGTTATTTGAAATCTATGACAAGTTTACTTATGCTCGAAAACTTAAAGAGTACATTGATGCCTACAGGAGTGCTTATGGCAACTGGTAAGATAGATGAAGTTTTTGAAGAGAATTTTATGACAGCCGCTAAGTTCTCAGTGGAGATAGAAAATATAGTAAAGGATAGTAATCTAAACTATATCGAAGCTGTAGTACAATTTTGCGAAGACAGGAATATAGAGATGGATGGTATTAACAAGTTGATATCTAAACCATTAAAAGAAAAGATTAAATACGAGGCACAACGTCTCAATTTCATGAAGAGGACTTCTAAGGCATTTTTGAAGCTGTGACAGGATTTGAAGTTTACAAGATGTATCTTGCTCTGAAACTTCATTTTACTTCCAACTCCTATGATTATTTCCAATACGGTGGAAATGCTAAGGCATCACAGGTTTCTTT